ACCTTCAGTATGATCTGGAAGGTCTTCATCCATCTTCATTAATATACTTCTAATAACCGTTTCTTTTTCTGCAATTACTGATTCGTAATGAGTTTGAATGTAATCATTTTTAAATCTAGGAAATGACAAAAGAATTACTTTGCCAAAGTCTGGGAAACGAGAAGCTACTGATGCACGATACATGTCATAAATTGCCTCTCCAGTTTTAGCTTGATCATGTCCTGTTGTATTCTCGATTGCAAATCCAGATATTTCATCTAGCACTACAACAATAACGTTATATCCTTCCCAAGACTCTCTTTCTGAGTGACCTGAGTGAACTGTTATGTTTTTATCAAACTTAACTTCCGACGCTTTGGCTTCATACTTCCCAACAAACCAAGGTGATCTATCGATTCTTGTTTTAAATCCTTTAAAGAAAACATTGCTAGCCTGTTGAGCATTTATAGCAACGTTCAAGATATCTATGCTGTCTCCAGGAGGCTTACCATAGTATGTTGCTGGATCCTTTAGGCATAGCAAAAGGTATACTATATACGAAACAGATATTGTTGAGCAGTAATCTTTTCCAGATCCTTTACCCAGTTGTGCAATTACTTCATTACAAGTTTGTTTAAACCTAAGAGATCCTTCATCTTCTCCGAATAATTTTTTTAATGTTGCTTCCTTATATATCTGAGAACTTTTTTCAATTAATTCATATTGTAATTCCGATAGCGGTGGTAGGCCCAAATAGTCTGGACTTGTAACAAAAGTTATGAGGTCTACTGGCCTTTCATCAAACTCTTCGCCATCTAGAATGTCAATTAAATCATTAAAATTAAGATCCACTAGCGTCCTCAATTACAATAGACTCAACGACTCCAGTGATCTGAGATAATCTCTTTGCAACTTCCATCTTACATTTTGGACATTGCGCTGTTACTTCTTTTAAAATTTTTACTAAGACTTCTTGTTTTCTTTCAGACTCTGCTACCTGTGATGCAATTTCTGCATTGTCTAATAGTCCAACTTCCTGAAGCATTCCAATTCTTTTTCCTTCAATGTCTGCGATTAGCTTTAATGCTGTAGCCTTAACATTTAGTTGTCCCGCCTGATCGGCATCCTCTACTGTTTTCCAAGCTTCTTTGATAAGCATTGCATAATGTTGGTCTGCGCCAGTGATTGCTTCCTTAGCACGTTCCCTTGCCGTGTTGTCGTTATGAACTACGTGCTTCCACTCATCAATCAATTCAACTACTTCTTTACGTTGTAGTCCAGTAATTGTCGATATTTGGGTTGGGTTGTTTCCCTTAAGTAGTTCTGAGACTACCTTATTCATGCGATCAAAATGATCAGCTAATTCTATTTCCATATTACTCTATTATAGTTCTAGTCAACTGAAAAGTCAATTAGTTTTTGATATTTGGTTAGCTATTTTAAGGAGAATTAAGTATCCAATTAGATCATCAATATCATTATCTCCAGCAAAGCCTTGGTTATTCTTTACTCTATTTAATTTATCATCAATTCTGACCTTTAATTGCTCTGTTGAATCCGCCGTTGAAAATATTCTTGCAGGCTCAAGAGCTGAGTTACCATATGAAATATTTTTTTCAACTAACATGTGTGCAATTTCGTGGCAGGCATCCCATATTTTTATTCCAGATGGTGCTCCGACTGAACGTAAATATAAATCCTGACAACTAAAGCTTTTTACATCTTCATACACTGGTTTAAGCATATTATCTCCTTGTTAAAAGAACATTAACAACATCATGCTCTTTTATTTTTTCAAACGAGGCCGCTTCCCCATTTAAGAATGTCATTTCATATTTATTATTTAATTCTACCAAAAATTCATCTGGCTGTCCACTGCCTAATTCAACAACAATGAGTGGGCAATCCTTTGCCATTTGTGAAAATCCTTCAAATACAAATCTTTCATGGCCCTCTACGTCTATCTTCATAAAATCAACCTTACCAGTATAAACAGAGTCTAATCTCTTTGCCTGTATCTCTTCAGTATAGTAGTTTCCATGTTGACCATGATTACCTATTTGATGCTCGTTAACTATACCAGATCCGCCAATATTTTCTTCCCAAATATTTAATATTAAATTATCTTCTTTGTTCGACAAGGCAAACGGCATTACTTCTATACTGCCTACATTATCATAGTCATTTAAAGTTCTAGCATATTTATATGAATCACATAATCTTTTTATTGGCTCAAAGGCTATAACCTTACCACTACTACCAACAAGTCTTGCCATTACTTCTGTAAAGTAAAATATGTTTCCGCCTATATCTAGGCATACCCAGCCTGACTTTATATTTTTAATCATCCAATCAGTTAATTCTTTATCCCAAACTCCCTGATCTATGCAGCTTTTCTGAACATACCTATCGGTTATATCTCCAGTGTATATATAAAAAGTATCTAATACTTTTGAAAAAGTAACAGATGTTAAATTTCTAGGCTCTATATTCATCTTTTTTTAATTAATCCAAACTGCTCTAGGTATCTCTGTATAGTCATAGCAGAAACATTACACTCTTTGGCTATCTCTGTAACCGTTTTCTTTTGTACGACATACCTTCTATGAAGCCAGTCTTTACTTTGATATAGTTTCATCGCTCAGTAAGTATCCGATTTGAATAATGTGCTATGCCAAATGCGTCAGCCACGTCAAAGTCAGACAGGGTTAAATTATATTTGTTATTAAAATACTCTACAGTTCTTTGCTTTCTCATATTACGTAATTGATTTTTATACCAGGAGTCAGCATATCCTGGATTCTTTGCTCGTATTCCTTCTTTTTCATCCTTTGTTGGATTCTTATTTCCTATATACGCCTGCCAAGAAGTGGGTGATATGGTGACAACTTTTGCCCCAGTAGACATCAATTCTGCAATTACGACTCCGTATACATAAGATAATTTAATTACTGCATCTGGAGACTTAACAAAAACAGCTCCCTCTACAACTATATAGTCAGACTTTAACTCATCAAGCATCCCATGAACCTTATTCTTTGCGTCTAATATTTTATCGTATATGTCTGAGCCTGCAAACTCTATCTTACCCCATTTGAGAGGTTGATCATTTTCCATTAGGCAAAAAGCTACAGAGTTTGTTGAGGCATCTATACCCAATACTCTATTGGCCTTAATCTTTATTAGCTCACCCAATTTCATTTAAAATACTCCATAAAGATTTTTTATTTGCTGATCCAATATTTTTTTCACAGATTGAGCATACTTCTTTTTGATTATACCTGCTTAATTGAATTTTACATTTTTTACAACTTCTTACTGCACCGTTTCTAATGGCCTTTTTTTCATAATACTTTTCCATAATTCTTCTGTTAGTTGCAATTCTGCAGCATTCATCTGAACAATATTTTTGATTATGGGTTTTGGCTTCAAAATCTTTAGCGCATTCTTTATTGCCACAAATCATAGCTTAGGAACCTTATATGATTCTATTTGTACTGTACCGACAAGTCCCGAATAGCATTCTTTTTTAATTGGACAGTACGTGCATGGCATTTTTGATTTTGTTGATCCTGATGGCCTCATTGGTAGGTCCCCATCTTTGAAGTTATCCCATACTTCGCACATCCATAAAAATGCTTCTTCAATAATTTCAGTATTTTTTTCATTCATAGAAACTGGAATAACTATAAGCTCTTGAGTATTTTTATTCTCATATAGAAAGAATCCCTCTTTAGCTTTCTTGAGTTTCATGTAAGTAAGTAGTTGTAGTAAATGGTTTGCTGTAGGCTTCATCTCAGATTGTCTTGCATCCCAAACTTCCTGCTTTGCCGTTTTAATTTCACCGATTACAATTTCGTTATCGTACTCCATAATTAAATCTATAAAGCCCCTAATTGGAGGATACTCGTTAACAATTTCTTCTTCTTCATTTTTAAACTGTGGCATAGTAGATATTAGTTTCTGAAGTCTCTCGTGGGCTTGAGTTCCTTGTGCCATATTAGCAACCGCTACTGCATCATTGTCATCAATAAACATAGCACCGCTAAAAGCCATATACCAGTATCTAGGGCATGTTCCGTGTCCGTACCCAAGTGAGCTTGGACTAAATGATTTCTTAGTCATCTCCCCGTCAGCACGTTTTGTATTACGATATGACTCATCCAACAGACTTGCAAAAAGCTCTGGATCAAAATGTTTTCCAGTATGCTTTTTAAATTTAAGATTCTTTACTATCTCTCTAGCCATTTAGGATCTCCATATAATCATCTTTACAATCTTCACATATAGAATTTATATCTAGATCGTCTGTATCTTTTAAAGTGGCAAGGCTGACGTCTTCATCTCCAGAATAACCAGGCTCATACTCTCTACCGATTTCATAATACATGTAAAATGTAGTAGACTCACGATCATCCCCACACTCAAAGCATGTCATATCATATGTTTCTATCATTAATTGTACCTAACGACATACTTAAGTGCATCTACAAGTTTGTCTATGGACTCCTTTGCTGAGTAATAAATATTCTTTTTATTGTTATTTACTGATCCAGCCTTATCTTTCATAATAGTTGAATAGACAGAAGCCATCATTGCAAACTTAGTAGACATTGCTTGTAGCTCTATAATTAGAAGCGGAGCCTTTGCTGAAGGAACATCTGGATTCATTAGTAGTTTAACCACTACTGCAAGTGCCTTGTCTAGGTGTTCGTCTTGCATAAACTCATGAAGGTCATTAAATTCTGTAATTGAATTAATTAACTCTAATGTATTTTTAGATTCAACTTTATCGTTCGACATGTTTTTTAACTTCCTTTTTTGTATACCATATTGCCCATAACCCCATTGGATATCCTATTGAAAAACCTATTAGCAATCCCCAAAAAAATTGTAACATTATAAATATCTCCCAACTAATCCATACCCCAACCATAAACCAAATATTCCCATTAGTCCTGCAAATACTGGTGGTGCGGGAACTGGAAGCTTAAATATAGCAAACACTACTCCGACTCCCATTCCTGTAACTGTAGTCATAAGAATTTCTTTAATCATGATTATCCTCCCAAAACTGGATCAGTTCTTCTAGTACTGCCCACTCAATAATTCCAAGTCGAACCTTGGATTCCGTACCAATAATAATTTTTAGTGCTGGATGCATATCTCTATTTACTTTAAAAGTATCAGTACAAATCTTAGACCATACTGGTTTATTTAACGTAAAAGATGCAGAGGCTTCTTTATAATCTACTACAAATTGCTTCCACTTAGCATCACCTTTTTGATAATCCCCACGCCCAGAATTTTTTTGAGCCTTAGCGCCATCTCTTTTTACTTCGGATCTTTC